ATGTTGGCAACCAAAATGCGCGATATTGCCCCAGTCTGCGAAATAGAAACTGTCGATATTCAAACAAGGCTTGCTGACCTTTCATCACTGATCGCATCGGTTTGCCGTAACGGGCATGTAGCCAGTTGCTATGCTGATCAATCGGCCCTAAACCAAAATCCACCACAGTCTGGTGCTGCAGCACGGTGACATTTAACGCATTACCTTCCAGCAATAGACGCTTGAAGTAAATGTCATGCCCAAGAAACTGCGCGGGGACTGGTGCTTGCAGATACGGTGCATCCATCACCTGAAACTGAAGGCTTGGTTGGCCATAAACTGCATTGATAGGTGCCGATACATCACCCAAAATAAAGCCCACTCGAAGTGGGCGTATTGTGAAGTTTTGCAAGGCGATCGGCTCATAGAGTTTTAAACCCTGGGCTAGTACCTCTTTGATTTCAACAACGGTTAGACCGTCCTTATGCTTAAGCAATGCTAATGAATCGTTTCGGAAATCATAAATTGAAGTTTCACATTCAATAAAATCACCATCCACGCTACCAATACGCTGCCACTCGACATCAACAGGAATGGCCCACAGTTTACGTAAACCGCCCCACAACACATTGAAGTTCTGCGCCAAAGCCTGACGTGCCACCACATAATCAATATTCAAAACTTGAGATGCGGTTTCACGTAAAGCTTTTCGTTTCTCAGTGCCATTATGTGAACTGTTGACGTAAGTTTGAAAACCTAGACTTTCAGACGATCCCACAAGCGTGCACTGGTCCAGTAAAACCAATTCCCCAAAAAGTGTAGTTTGAATTTTCATTTACACCCCCATTGCGCGCTTAAACTCTGACGGGTTTGCTTTAATTTGATTAAGGACGATCTGACGACCAGCTGGACCCTGCATATACTTGCCTACCAAATCATCCTGTTCAATTTGATTAATGATGGTAAGTCCTTGTGTACCTGATGAAGAGCTTTGCTGCGGCTGACTTGCTAAATAGTTAGTCAAATCTTTGTTTTGCTGTGGATTCAAAACACGCTCACCACCATCTAACAACCATGTACCCTCTTTTGGAATGTTATCAATACCGTTATGAGCCATCCCGACCGGGCTCATTGCTGATACTGCCGCTTGTAGAAGACCTGTTTCCATTGTTGCCATTGCTACTGCTGGTAAATTATATGGAAATGCTGCAGAAGCCCATGCTTTAGCAATTGAGTCATAGCTAGACATTGCAACAGAAAATACAGTAAATCCTTTTTGTGCTAATGCTAAGTCACGATAAGCCCAATCATTTGTATCTACAAGGTTCATCATTAATCCAGCAAAGTCGGCAGCATAAGCCCCGCCATGTGTTAATTGAACCTCCCTTCTTTTGCGTTGATAATCCTGTTCAGTAATTAGCATTTGATCACGGGCTTGCTGAAGTAGATCAATGTCTTGTTGATATGGAGAATCCTCTACGCCAAAGCGGTATTGATAATCCCCCCAGACCTGCTCACGCTCCGCATTCTCCTCAACTCCCTGTTGAATAATGACCTGCTTAATAAGTACATCTTTCATTTCGGGAGAGTAGTTTGCAGTATTGAGAATTTCTTCCCGTACAAGTGCGTAGTAGTCACGAGCATAATCTGCGGAAGACATCCAAGTTTTTTGAGCTTCAAGTAAAGATTTCTTCTCAGAGATCAATTTAAACTTCTGCTGTGCCTCATATTCAGCAACATCATTCTGATATGCGACTTTCTGCTTATCGGTATATTCCTTGATGGAAGAATCATCACCAGCGTACGCTTTCTGAATTTCAAGCAACGCCTCCTTGTTATCCTCGGCCATTCGCTCTTCTTCAGTGAAATACATTTGACGGACATTTTTTTGACGCTCAAGAGAAGCCTCTCTTTGTGTCTCAATGTCTACCCAGTACTCCCCCCAAGCCTTGAGATCTGCGACATTATCACCGCTCAAAACAGTTGAGTTTTTAGATGTATTTCCACCCAAACCAACTAAATGTTTCTCAATCTTTCCTGCATACTCACGCGCTTCCTTGGTCTTTGCTGCTGAGCTAGTAAATCCCTTAGATAAAAGATCCTTAGTTCCTTTTACTCCAGCATTATAAGCAGTAACTGCATCCGTCCAATTACCAAATATCTCGTAGGACTTTGCCAAATCTTTTGCAGCAGCTTCAGCAGATTTCGAAACATTATAAGAATCGGCTATGGATAGGTTATGCTGCTTTCGGTAAATACTGGTTGTTTGGAACGGGCCAACTGCTCCTGTTGGACTTTTAGCTGTAATGTTGCCTTTTGATTCTTGAGCCATTACAGCTGCAAGCATATTTTCAGGAATTCCATACTGAGCACCAATGCCATTAAGATTATGCTTTGCACTTAATTCAGCAACTCTTTTGAGCATTTCTGTTTCAGACTTGGTGAAAGTATAGTTTTTCTGATTATATTCAACCTGTTTCCGATTTGATTCCTCAATTTTCTTTTCCGATTCTTCACGCGCTTTAATTTGCTGTTGAAGCTTGTAACCAGCCTCAACCTGCAGAAACCAAGCCTTGGATGAAGTTTCAGAAAAACTCATACCCGAATCTTCTCGTGCATCAGCAAAATAGTTTGCCTTATCTCGGCTCCAACCCTTTGCCATGTTTGCAACAATGTAGTTTTCTCGAGCTATATCAGCACTTATATTTTTCAGTGCCTCTCGTTGCTTCTGAGTGAATCCAAGAAGTGCTTGCTCTTGAGCTGAAATCGACTTCGCATTTTCATTATTCAGTCTAGTATTTTCTTGAACCTTTCCTGAATAAATACCTAAGACTCTCCGCGCATCATCAACTGCTGATTTTTCTTTACCTACAGACTCCGCTTTTTTATCAATACTAGACTTTGCGGTATCACTTACCGTTGCTAGGCTGTTCACGGCGGTAGCTAGTTCGTTCGAATTTATTTTCCCTAAACGATATTGCTCAAATAATCTTGATGCTGAATCACGATCTTTTTCAGATACCTCTGAATTTCGAGTAACAGCATCAACAAGCCCGAGAAGCTCGTTCTTTTGCTCACGGAAAAGTTTATTTGCTTCATTTAGCTCTTCTGTAGCTTTACGAGTAAGTACACGCTGTTGAGTTGTATCTAACTTCTCATATTCAACACGTAGCTCTGCAACTGTTTTCCCTTGGGTGCTTAATGATGGATCTAGTGTATCGCTAGACTTTTTCATATAAAGAAAAGCAGAGCCAGCAGCAATTCCCTGAACAGCTAACATAGCTAAACCGGCTGGTCCTCCGAGAAATGCCATGGCTCCACGTAGCGCTACCATAGAGCCAGCAGCAATTGAACCTGATCCAGATAAACCAATAAGCCCAGCTCCTGCTCGAATTGAAAATGCTGTCAATTGTGCTAATTGAATACTGGTTGCAATTACAGTAGGAACAAGCTTTACAGCCATTGCTGCCGCCACCGCAACAGAAACAGCTTTGATATTATCCATATTGTCTGCAACGGTCTGAACTACAGGAACAATATTGTTTATTAAAGTTGCCTGTAAACCATCCCATTGCAAATTTAGAAGTTGGACATTTTCTTTAGCTAAAGCTAAGTTTTCAATCATTTCATCTGACATGATTGCATTTGCACGCTCGGCTGCATCACCCCATTTTTTAAAGCCTTCACCGCCATTTTCTAACAATGGGATAAGCAGTGAAGAATCTGAGATGATAGCCTCCATGTAAAACTTCATGTCATTCTGGGTTGCTCCAACTTTTTGCAGAGAATCATAATAAAGTTGTAAAGCTTCAGGACCGGATAGCTTTTGAAACTGCTGAATAGTCACACCAACCAATGGAGCAATATTTTCGAAAAAGTCTGCTAAAGGACCACCGCCAGTTTGCTGAAAATCACCAATACGATCCTGCATATCTTTCATTTTGTCAGCGAAAGACTCCATTGAGATTCCAGCAATCTCGGCCCCTTTTGAGTAATATTGAAATTCACGATATGAGCTATTTGATAACTGTGAGAACTTCTTAATTTCACTGCCTGTCTGAATCGTTTGATCTGCCAAAGCAACTAAGCCACCAACTGAAATACCCGCAATTGCAGCGCCTAATGCTGTTGCCGCCATTGCAGCAATATCAAAACTACTTGTTATACCTTTACTGGAGTTCTTTGCATGACGTTCTGCTTTGGTCATAGGTTCAGTAAAGTTGCCAATTTTTGCGACTAGATCAAGGGTTAGTCTACCCAGTGAAGCTGTTGCCATAACTTTTCCTCAGGCAATAAAAAACCGCCCTTATGGACGGTTGTGTTTTGAAGAAACAATTAAAGATTTCTATATCTTTTGGATAACTCATTAAATTTAATTGTAAAACCAGCCAGGTCAACTTCACTATCCCTATTATATTCATAAGGCCATTTTTTATAACGTGTATAAGCAACTTTTCCTTTCTTCATTTGCTCAATAACTTTTGCTGGTGTCCGGCTATGCCCCTCATAGCCATATATTGTTTCATTGTTATCAATTTTTATAGCACTCGATGTATTAGGATAGTGATCTCCTCCTACATAAACAGTATATGCACCATTCAAAATCCCAACCATCAAGTCCCTAGAACTCATAAAACACATTTTTGATCCATCAAATCGATCTTTCTTGCATGTAGAAGTCCATTGCGAACCAATAGTTACTTCAGGTTTTAAATCCTCAGTAATTTTTGAATTTTCAGCCGAACCATTAGTATTTTCTAACTCTTCTTCTTTGTACTCTTTGAAGTCAATAAACTTAAAATTTGTATTCATATTAATTTGAGAGAAGTTATTGATAGAGTTAGGCATTGTTTTTAATATATTTTTTAGATCTTGTGTTACATCACCCATAAAATATGCTTTTAAATCATTATCAACTATTACAGATAAAACCCTACTATCCGCAAAATCATATGCAACAAAAAAATCCAGCCTATGGTTTAACTTCTCTTTATTTTTTTGCCAAAAATGTGTGACAAATACACTCTTTTCAAAATTATCATTACTAACACATTCCCCCATATCAAAATCTGCTATCCCCATTCCACCAAAATCATTTAGGGCTTTAGTGACTTTCGCTTTTAAAAAATTATCCGCAGCTAACAATTGATAATTCCCTATTTCACAATCTTTATTATAAGAATTGTTCTTTTGAACTTTATTTGCAAATTCCTTAATAGCTTCAGGAGAGTTTGCAAACACGCCACATGGCATAATTAAAAGTGTAATTGCTATCCAAATTTTCATACTCACCCCAAATTCTTAATTTAGAACAAGATACTAATTCCATGTGCAAAAAGAAACCTCCCGAAGGAGGTTGCATTTTTAAACACCAATAACTTTTAGAAGTTATAACGCAAACCAGCACGGTAAGTTGTGCCATTCACATCAAGCTCGCTGAGCTTTCCAGCGTCATAACACTCGCCATCTAAGCAAGCTTCAGCTTGTTGGTTGTATAACCACTTATAACCAAGACCGCCATACAGTGCAAAATTAGGTGTGAATTTATAACCAACTTCCACACCTACAGGAATAGTCAAATACTCAAGATCAACCGAGTCACCTTCGCTAGATCCATCAACCCACGCATAACCTAAACCAGCAGTACCATTGATGTAGACATTTTTCTCATCGTAGAAATTGTAAACACCACCTAAAGAAAACTCTTTTAGCTTAAGTTCATCTTTCTGCTGTTCGTATTTAGCAAAAACACCGCCTTTTTCATTTAAGAAATAAGTAGCACCAAGCTCCCAACCTTTAAAACGAAGTTTTACATCACCTTCATCAATCATACTTCCAGTATAACCACCGTTAATCGAAACGTTTTTCAATGGTGAATATGCCGTATGAGATTGAGCAGATTGGACTGGAGCACCGAGTGGAGCTGGCTGACCATAGTTAACCGGTAATGGCTTATTCGCAAAAGCTGCAGATGAAGCAGCGGCAACTGTTAGTGCTAATAATGTATTTTTCATGTAACCCCCTTAGAATTATGGGAGATAAAATACTCATTTTTTAACAAAAAGTCTACACAGTAGAAAGAAACCAACCTAAGCTAGTTTCCCTAATCCTTTTTCAAACATCTCATCAACACTGTATTCAACTTCTTTAGGCTCCTTCTCATGTGGCATAAAGGAATAAGCACTCACATTTTCAGCACCTTTAGAAGTTAGATAGGTCGCCATAAGATTACCAAACCCCTGTTCAATCCTTCTACCAAAAAAGAAAGGGCCATACTTTTTACGGTAGGCCCTCCACATTGGCAGTTCAGAAATACTTATGGTGTTTTTTGCTTCTTGGATTGTTCTTCCACCGATTCCGTTGAGGACGAGTTCGCACCAGAACTCGTTTTCGTCGAACTCTTCTTCAGTAACTTTCCCGTGAAATTATTAACCTTATTTGCGGCTTCATAAATCGCATTAATAAAGTTGGGATCAGAGGTATAAACATCCTGAACCGATTTAAAGAAGGGTGTGCCTTTGTCATCTTCACAAATGGAACCAACCAAACGAGATGCCACCAACTGCTTTCCATCAATACCTTTTAATTCAGGATTCTCTGGGTCTTTCACAATATCCCATTCAAAAGCCTTGGACACCTCTTGTTGAGCCTCAAATGTTAGACGCTTAATGAAAACCTGACCTTCAAGTTCAAGAAATTCATCCATTTGAATTTCTTGCTTACCAACAAGCTCTTTAAGCTCATCAACATTTTGCTCAGTGACAAGAACGGACCACTTAACAACCTGTTCAACAGGTGCTGAGCTCTGAGTTACTTTGCGCAACTTTTTAAGATTTAATGTCTTAGCCATAACCTACCCTTAAGGAATTGTGCGCATTGTTTCATTGATACGTGAGGTACGTTTCAATGGATAGTTGTAACCAACAAACTGCCCTTTTTCAAATGTACGTTCAGGTGCTTTTAAATACCCCTCAAACACCCACCATGCACGATCAGGTGGCAAGGCTAAAACACCGCCTGTCATTGTAGGTGGTGCCTCAGAATGGCTTGAACCCAAATACCACATAACTTTTTTACGTGGATCGGTTTTAGACAAAGCAAGAATCTTTAAGTGCGATTCATTTTCATCATCAAAGTCTGTGCCGAGCGTACCTTCCCCTGGTGTCATTTTGCCTGGGTCAAAGTTATCATCAGCATCATCAAGACATGTCACATCAATATCTTCTTCGGTATCATTACCGAGGGTTAGGTTTTTTGCACATTGCACTGGGATAACTTCATCCCCGTCAACATAATACAATTGCGACTTTTGAACTTTAATGCGCGCCATGAGTAGCTACTCCTCAATTTTTTGGCATAAAAAAAGCACCTCGAAAGGTGCAATAGTGAAATTTAAGTATTAAAAAACCACCCGAAGGTGGTCTAATTCATGTTAATCGATTAATTGTTGCAAGACTTTATGCTCTACAAGCTTTATTGCCTCGCTTGGAGTATTAGCAAATACATAAACCTCGGAATTTTTCTCAATAAACTCCATGGCATCGGAAGCTTCAGTATCACCACCATCTAAATCGTAAAATGCTTCAGCCATCTTTTCTGAGTTAACACTACCATCTGAGTAGATCGCACAAGCAACCCAAGGTGTGGAGCTGCCTCCTGAATAGCGACACCAGCCAACATAAAACCGATATAAATCTAGATTATTACTCATAAATGAAACCCATTTTTTCGAGTCATTATATCACCGATCGAGCCACCAACTCCCTGAGAATCCACGAGCAAAAAGCTTTGTATTTGGCTCATAGTGACCGATTCGCTGATCAATCAAGCTATGCTCTTGAAGCACATTACATACAGCTGTTCGAATATCTGAAGCTGTCTTTTGGTTCGAGCTATAGACCATCACTTGATACAACACATCATCTTCATTGGTGATGTTATCCAATGACGTATTTGGTGTTCCTGATAAGTCAGACCAAACCAAATATGGTGGTGGTGTCTTTTCAGGGGCCACATCCTCATAAATGCGTTCACCCAGCATTCCAAATACTTGAATATCAGCCTTTAAAATTCGATAAATAGGTAATTGCTTCATTCGATCTTACCTTTTTTGATTGCGGATTCAATCGACTTCATAAATGCCTTGTTGAATTCAGCTGTTACTGCATCAACATTTTGAGCTAATGCTGGTCTTAAAAATGGAACTGGTGGTGAAGTTGAAGTACCAAGTTCTATAAAGCGCCAGTAAAAAGTATCTCCGCCCGGGTTCTTACTGCTTCCATCAGTGGTGTATTGCTTACCTACACGCCCCTTACGAACATTGTCCTTAGTATTGGCGTAGTTTTTGGCACCACCAAGTACACCCACGCGCATGCGAATGGTGTTTATATCGCGGCTTTTCCCATTACGAATCACCAAGTTTTCTTGAATGCTTTCCCGCGTATCAGGATCATCAATACGTGAAGCTCCAACCTTGGCAGCGAATAGCACTAATTGCATGGCCTTTCGCGCAGCAGAGCGAGCACGGCGGTTAACAGCTTTGCCATCTGACAAAGTTTGGAGTTTCTTAGAAAGTTCATCCATGCCCTCAATTTTAAATTCGACAGACATAGACGCTTCCTTATTTCTCTACCCCATGACTAAGCATCAATGTGCAGTAGATTTTGCCATTTTCAGCATCAGGTAAAGGTTCACCAGTGATGCTATAAATTTTCCCATCATAGACAACGCGCATGGTTGTATCGATATCGGATCGCTTACGAATCTTACAGCGCGCAACAATTTCAGAATTATTAGCCTGAGCAACCAAAGTGTCTTTGACCGAAAGCCATGTGACCTTCGCCCAAAGAGTTGCATGTGTGGTCCATACTGGATCTAGGATGTTGCCATCGTCATCACGTGGTGAAGTTTCTTTTTCAATACGGATGCGGTGGCAGAGTTCAGGGGCTAAATCCATGTCTATACCCCCATTTCCCTAAACTTTTGCAATAAATCCCAATATGCCTTTGGTTTCCCATCTGCACTGCGGCTATATCGGTATTGAACAAAGATAAGACGAGCGGAATCCAAAACCGTATTATCAACAAGATCAGACTCATTCACCCGATCAGTTTCTGTTGCAATAATCTTACGATCGAGATCATTTTGAATAACAACCTCAGCCTCATCAATCCATTGGGTTAAAAGTTCATCTTCTGCATCATCATCAATACGACAATGTAATTTAGCTTTCAGCAGGTCGATCATTTTGATTTACCTTTTTGGTTGGAGTTTTTGGTGCTGGTTTTGGTTTATCGCCTTCACCCAACTCAACTAAAATACCCTTGGCAACAAGATGCTTTACATCAACTGGATTGGCTTCCCGTTGCTCCCCAGTAAGGTAAAACTTATCACCAAGATGCTCACGCATTACTTTATATTTAGCCAATTTCTACCTCCATGAATTAGGGGCTAATAGCCCCTAATTTGCGTTTATTAAGACCCAACAGGAACAATATCACCGTAAATAAATGCTTCTGGGCGATAGACAGCAAGTGCTAAGCGCTCTTCAGCAAGAATCGTGACTAAGTTTTTAACAAAGTCATCTTCGTTCTCTGTAGCAACTTCCACACGCGAAAGCCAGCGGTCAAAAATTTGAGCACCCATTGAGAATGCACCGGTAAGAAACTTATTGACCGTAATTGCCTGAGTCTCAACTACTGGCAACTTCCATAGTGTTGGGTTGAGCGCACCTTGAGGATTACCAATGATGTATTGGCCTGATGTGTCCTTCAGGGTTTCAATCGCTGCCCAGTCAATTGGGTTTAGAACATGCCCACTTGCAGGATATTCAGCAAGTACTGCTTGCAACATTGCAAAGCGTAGAGTGTCGATTTTACTTTCTGCTGTTGTGGTAACACCTGTAGGTCGAACATATGGTGTTGCTTGCGGGATAATGCCCAATAAGTTTTGACCTGTACCATCACCATTAAGGATTTGCTGTTCTTCTTTGAAAGCCAAACCATAACGAAGACGACCATCAATGTAAGACTGCAACTGTGAAGAATCGTCTAGAATTTGGCGAGATGCCTTCATAAAGTGGGCAATAACTTTGGCTGTTGTTGATTTAAGATCAAACTTGATATCAGATTGAGCCTTTTTAGCACCTTCTGCTACAACATCAGCATTATTGGTAAACCCAGTTTCTTGGACGAATTCAAGAGCATTACCATCCATACGGCCCGGCATAAGCAAATCACGAATCGTAAGCTTACGATCAGGTGGTGCAATAATTCCCGGAATACGTGTAGCTTGAACTAAGTCACCAGCAGATCCAGCCGCATCAGTGGTTGCTGATGTAATGGTTGCTTTAATTTCTAAGTTTGCTTTACCACGTTGTCCTGCTTCACCTTGCAAAGATTTAAACTGCTCAGATTCCACAAATTGGCGTCCAAGTGATTTAATCTCCTCTCCACCTTCTTGTGGTCGACGAGCCATTTTCTGCTCTAGCTCATTAATACGGGCTTTTGTTTCGTTCAGCTTAGTAATTGCTTCATCGGCAGCTTGCTTTGCACCTTCAGCAATTTTGTCACCATGTTCGCGCTTACCTTTGAAGTCTTCGGCGATGCCTTTTACTTCATCAACTTGTTTTTTAAACTCTTGAGCGAGTTGTTCTAAATTTTGATCAGGCATTGCTGACTCCTTTTAAAATATTTAAGGCATTTGAAACTGATTTCGCTTCTTTGATTTGTTCCTCTGACTCGCTCAGAAGAGAGCGCAACCCTTTGCTAGCGATGGCAGTAGATTGCGATTTTGAAAATCCTGACTCTCTCAGGAATTTTTCGAATTCTGGTAAGGTCGGTAACTCACCGTCTTCTAATTTGTTTTTTACAGAAGTAATAAGACTTCGATCATTTGCGGGTTGTGTGACAATCGAAATTTCACCAATATCCACTTCGATTAACTCTCGAACCCCATTTCCTTGCTGATTTGCCTTCTTTGTTGAATAACCAATACTTAAGCCATCAATAGCGCCAGCTTTCAAAAGCGCATATGTCGATTTGGCTCTTGGAACATCCTCAATAAGCAATTTCCCTTCAACAAATAATCCTTTCTCATCTTCATAAATTTGTGTGTAAACACCGATTGGCTCACTGTCGTTGTGATTCCATAGGACTGGCGGCATCTTATTTTTTGACTGCCATTTCTCGAGTGACGCTTTAAATGCACCTGGTAAAATCACATCGTTGTACCAGTCAACATTTCCAAAAACTGCACCATACCCCGAAAAAAAACCGTCCTCTTGGACGGCTTTAAGCTCAAAATTAAAACTTTTTCTAGTCATTAGGTTTCCCCTGTTCTTGTCCCAAAGGCACCATTTGCATTTGCACCATGAGTTTATCGGCTGATGGATCGTCCGCCTTTGGCATATCCTCAAGCTCACGCACTTCATTACGGGTATATAGACCGTTTTGAGTCATCTTCACGTAAAATTCCGCCCTTGCTGTATTGTTAGCTCGCAACAAACCGTCAACCGCGAATTTAGGACGAAATTGATATTTTTCATGTGGTAGCAAAAGTTTTCGCGAAATGGTTTGTTCGTAACGTACTAACGAAGGATTCAGTGAATAGGTCAAAAATCCTTGATTTGTTTGTTCTAAGCTAGATGCCCATGAACTTGCTTTGTTGGTATGGCCAATCAACTGCGGCGGTACGCCAAAAGCTCTACAAATTTCCTCAATACCAAAGTAACGTGACTCTAAAAGCTGTGCGTCTACTGGGTTAATTCTGATATTGCTGGCAGAAGATAGTTTCATACCTGCCTCAAGAATCATGTATTTCCCTGAGTTTTCAGGTTTACTAAATTCTGACAAATGGTTACGCATGCTTGTGCGCTGTTCTTTTGTCAGTGTTTGTTCGCCAGTTTCAAGGAAACCGCCAACCTTTAAGCCATTCTTGAACCAATCTTGTGCTTGATTGTTCGCATCAAACTGCATACCAATTGTTTGTGCAAAAAATTGGATTGCAGATAGCCCAACATAACCATCTAAAGTGAAGCCTTTAAAATGTAGAATTTCATCATCGCTATAGATTTTGACTTTGCCATTTTCAGTGTAATGGTATTCAAAACTTCCATCTTTTAAGCGTTTTTTAACCATTTCACTTGGAAACAATGGCTCTAAAGATATAACGCTTCGGTTATTGCGACGAGCAATATAACTATAAGCATTACCCCATAAATCTAAACATGCCGACTGGATCTGCCAATATTCACTTGCACACATATCCGCATTGGGTGAATCGTGCAAAATTCTATACAGATCATGATCTTTAGCGATCTTCTTATTTGAATCGTATAAGTGTAAAGGCAGTGTAGAAATAGTTTCAGCGCGTAATTTCACACAAGCCCAAACTGCTGAAAGTTTTAGCGCTGTTTCAGGACTAACAACCGCACCACCTGAAGACATATAACTGTCAAAAGGATGTGAAGTATCACCTTTTCTAAGTTGGGTTCTTCCAGTCAATCGTGACCAGAAACGGGACCAAAAACCCGTATCTTGTAAATCGCTCATGCTATCACGACATCCTCTAAATACCCGTCAATATCAAAATCCTTAACTTCAGGGTTCAAACTCATTAATGCCACAGCGTTAAAAGTCGCAATTAACGGATCAATTTTCCCGATTCCCGAATCTTGCTTGGTAATCCGCATACCATTGCCGACCATCACGACCCGAGCATTTCCTGCACACCAGGTCATCAAGTCTTGTCCTGCATGGTAAAGATTTCCCTCTGCTAACTTACGCTCGGTTGTCATGATATAGCCCATCAATTTATGGCCTTGAGGAACTGCGAACATACTTTCTTGTGGGATACCAACATCAAGAAGACCATCTAAAAGACCACCAAGCCCTAACGGATCTAACCCAATTTTGTTGAGTTTGCCGCTGTCATAAACCTGCTTTGCAATTAAGGCTAAGTCATCAATATCTTCGCCCACTTTTTCAACAATTGTTAAGCTTCCCTCATCCTCAAAGTCTTGGTATTTAGGAATATTTTCTTTTCGGCGTTCTAAGGCAACTTTATTTGCCCATGCATGATTCCAAAGCCACCAAATACGTGGATCTGTCTTCAACCGCCCTAAGGCCGCGAACCCAAGCAAGTCGTCCAAGCCACCGCCATCAATTCCCAATGTGATCAACTCAGATTGTTCAATTAATTGCTCAAGTCCAAACACATGCTTTTGCTGGACCCAATACTCAGCACCCGCCCAACGATTTGCCCGAAGGTTCATGCCGATTTCGATGTTTAAATGTTTGGCCAAGAAGTCTCTAAGCGACTCTTCACCTGCATCTTTGACCTTATTGAACTCTGAAATCAGGTATTCAAGGTCTACTGAGGCACCTAAATTGGGGTTGGTGATGTAGAAATTTTCAGGTTTTAAGTGTTCGCCTGCCTCAATCAAATGCTTAGGAAACTCATAAATGAGAGGTAAAAAGGCTTTATCCTCTTTAATTCCATCCCTCACATCACGGGCATAATCCAATAATTGCTTGAATACACCGCAAGGCACTTCATCTGACATGGTTGAAAGGTAAATCACGCATCCTTCGGGACGCGATGCCAAGCCACCTTTTGCTTCACGGAACATAGATTCCGCATTTGCACGTTTACCAAAAAGCCAAACCTCATCGATCAAAATAATTGATGCTTTCTTACCAGCAGCTGCGTTAGATTCCGCAGCAATTACCTTGAGCGTTGCACCTGTACCCAAATGAGTAACGGTTTTAGTGTGCTCAGAAATATTAATCATTGAACTGAGTTCTTCATCTGCTTTGATGAAGTCTCGAATCGGGTTAAAGCTGTTGTCTGCAACTTCCTTGGTTGGTGCAAGGATAATTAGCTCTGCTGAAAGTCGGTCATTAAGCAATAAAGCAACTAACATCACCCCAGCAGCTATCGTAGACTTAGTATTCTTCTTAGAAATTAGAAGAAAGAACTCACGAATCAGCCTTCGTTTTGTGTTCGGGTTATATGCTCCGAAAATTGCACGGACAAATTCAATTACCCACTCCAAGGTGACATCACCCATCATCGGGCTATCCATCACATCAACAAGAATGAGTTCCTTAAAAATTCGCTCTGCAACATCTGCAACTTGCGGAAACAGTGGTGCACATGGCATGAGCGATTGCTTTTTGACAATACGCTCCTCCCAGTCTGGGCAAGCGGTTGTCCATTCTGGGAGCATTGCAGTCATGTTTTAACTCGGTAATTGATTATTCAAGGTGCCAAACTTTCCACTTTGGGCCGCTTTCTTAGCTTCATCCGTTTTAGATTCTTTCTTACCTTTATCTGCAACCTTGCCATGGAAGTACGGCAGAGCTGCTTTTGCAGCATCCATCCGCATTTTCATATCCTCAACAGGGTCTGTCCAAATTTCTTCTAAAAATTTAAGTGGGTCAGGTCGTTCAGAAGCGGTGCTGATATCATTTTTTGTGACTATTGGCTTTGGATTGGGTTTAACATCCCTGTTAACATCTTTAACATTTTTAAGTCTCTCAATCTGAGCAATCACATCAGAATCTTTCGCCATTCTAGAACCAGCTTGCGAGGCTGTTTCAGGACTACAACCCGCGAAAATAGCGGCTTCCTTGTTGTTTGCACCATCATGTTTAGCTTGGGCAAATGCCTTCTTTTTTGCTGTTAAAGCCATGTGCCCTCCTTTAACATATTTGCGAAATGGGAAATTTTTTTATAAATGAGATGGGGGGTGGTGTCCGAGGGCAAAAGGTTTTGAGCTTTTAACCTCCCCCCCTCCCTTACACACTGTTTATTGCGTTTAGAATTTTATTCTTTCCATCATCATTCACTTCACCGTTCAGCGTGTGACCAGACTCCAAGTAAACATGGAAGGTATGAACATCTTGGCTGTAATCTTTCTTGCCTGTCCATTCAATGACGCATGCTTCGACTTTTGCGGGATTAAAGAAGATGTTGCGGTCGTTGCTTCGGTCATATACCTGTATTAACTTTTCGCTCACTGCCGACTCTCCTTTAAGGTTTTATCTTTGTGGCACGGCGAACACAACGATTGCAGGTTAGATTCATCATCAGTACCACCTTGGGCAACATTGACAATATGGTCTAGCTCTAGCTGTGTGGTAACACGGCGGCAATGCTGGCATGTCCAGTTATCCCGTAGATGAATCTTTTCTTTGAGTCTGCGCCAAGGTCTACCACCGCGACCTGATCCCCAGTTTTTTGGTGGTCTAGGTTGCTTGGGTGTGATGGAATCAAGTCTGCTCTGCAATCGTTGTAGCTTTGACATGGTTACTGATCCATATACTCATGGCTGTTTGGCTCTTCCTGATCCTCGAGTATTAACAATAATTCGTTGATCTGGTTGCTCTGCTGTGTCAGGTGCCGAATCAGTTGATTGTTCTGTTCCAACACTTGGCTGTTCTGCTTTACCAGCTCGCCCACCAAGGAAAGCAATTGCATTTGAAATTGACTGTCTTGACTGCTCATACATTGCCTTAAGTTTCTGTCGACGTTCTTCACATGATTTACATGACATGATTAATCACCATTCAGATTGGTTTCGATGTTGTGAATCTTACGGCGCTGGTCACGAATGAAATAAGCTAACCCATCAATCAAGTGCTGTGGCATATCCACTGGATGAATCATTGATGCGCCCTTTATGTTTTGCTCATAACGCTCTTTGTTACGCTTTGCTTCAACTTGATCCATGGTGACCACCATTAAGATTTCATACTCTTTACTTTTGCAATTGATAAAAGAACACGGTTGCGGCTTGATACCTCGATCTCACCACTAATGAAGTCTTTTAATCGCGCCTCGCATTC